AAACCAGTGCGCCTTGAACTATACTTAATGGCATATCTTTCATTGCGTCGGCAGTCAATACAGTACCGTTGTATTCTTCTATCTTATAGTTTCCGAAAGGATCTGTACCTGTAATCGGTCTAAATAATACAGCCATTAATCTATGCACTTCCTCATACCCCTGACCTATAGAAGCCGTATCAAAAAACTCTTTGTTCTTCATCTTTAAAACTGATAACTCTATATTAGAAATGTTATCTAGGTTAGGGATAAAACCAAACTCCTTTCCATCCATATTAAATCTATTAACGAATGGAGGTGTTAAATTCAACGCCTTTGTTATCTGTTCTATTAACTCCTTGCTCTCCTTAGCTTTCATAGAACTATTGATGGGAATACCGCAAAAGATATTTAAAGTATGCTTATCAAACTCTAAAGCTGTTAGCTTATCTTCATCTAAAAGAATGAACTTTTGAAACTGTCCTAGTGTGATATCTCCTATGTGTTCGGGTACTATAATCTTCATATAAGTAATACGTTTAAAGTTCTGTTTTGTTATTTATCTTATCTCTATTCCTGTGCTTCTCATTAGGTTTTCCTCTATACCGTAACACGTTAAATCTACATGCTCATCGTGTTTAGCATTCGGGAACGTTCCGACTTGTTTTAGAAAAGCATCATTCCAACTACCTTTAATTAATTTAACTCTACCGCCCTCTATATAATTAGATGTAGCTCTTACATTCTCTATCTTAGAACTATTAACGAAATCTGTTCTTATCTCAGTTACGTTATACTTAGTTTCTACCCTAATCATCTGCGCTAATGATTTACCACTCGCCTTAGGTTCTATCCTAATCATTCCAATACTAACGGGTAATGAATCTATAAAGGTCGGTATGTCTTTTAGTAGGTCTGGCAATTCTAAATACTTATCTACTGAAGATAGTATTATATAATCGTTGTTATACTTCGCACCCACTTGATACCCTGTTGGGTCGTTAGAAGTATTTTTAGTGTAAGCTCCATCTATAATTAAATCCCATTGCAAAGAGTTTAAAGGTATACTCGACTTGTCTATTATCTCAAACCAATCTTTTTTCCATTCCCCTCCCTCATCTGGTGCAGGGGTTTGTTGGTATTGTCCCGCAAATGTGTAAGCGTTTGCTTGTCTTATAGTCTCTAACTCTTTAAAGTTGTGCTTCTGTTCCCATAATGGGTTATTGTTTTCATCTAATGCAGGTAGACATAAATGCTCCCACTCTTCACCACTACCACCATCTAATAAATAACCGCTTAAATCGTCCTCGTGTAACCTTTGCATAATAACTATTATAGGAGTCTCCCTACTGTTCACCCTTGAACGGATAGTGTTATTATACCTATCGTTTACTGCATTTCTTTTAACGTCACTAAATGCGTCATCAGGCTTTAATGGATCATCTATTATAATAGCACCGCCAAACCCTCCAAGAGTTGTAGACCCTGCACCAAATCCTGTAATAGCTCCACCTGATGCAGTAGCATAAACACCGCCTCCATCATCATTAAACCACTTACTTTTAGACTGTGCGTCCTTCTTTAAATTCATAGCCCACATATTTTGATAGGCATCGGAATTAATATATTCCTTAGTTTGACTAGAGTTGTCTAATGCTAAAGAATCTGAGTAAGATAGGTGTATAAATTTAGATGATGGAGACTTAGCCAGGCACCAAGATATAAACATTTTAATAGCTAGTTCTGTCTTGCCGTATCTTGGAGGTATGTTTATAATTAACCGCTTTATTTCACCACTATAAACACGCTCTAAAGTACTTGAAATCTGCTCTAAATGACTAGAGGGAATAAACTTCCTGTTATGGCTCTCCTTATACATATAGCGAGCAAATAAAAGAAGGTCGTTCTCTAAAGAAACTTTAAGCACATCCTTATCTGTCATCTAATAATTTTTAAGAAACTCTTCTTTGATTGCTTTTATATCTTCTTTAGATACCTCCTTAGAAACAGAACCTTCTAGTTTAACATCAGTCTGCTTTAGTTGAGGTATAACATATTTAGAAAGGTCTAAGAATAATTTGATTCTATCCTTTGGCTCTAATTCCTTAAAATCATCTTTAAGCTGCTCTAAGTTATCTTCTAGTAAACTAGTGAATGATTCCCTTACTTTAGATGTAGCTTTGTTAGAGCTTCCCTTAGGTCTACCCTTAGCCTTGTCGTGTCCTTCTTCAAACGGCATAGTATATTATTTTATATTAGTTTAATATGATTATTTATATCTACGTTTACTGTTCCAAGATACTCCTTTAGAATTACCTAACGCTTTAAGGTTTGCTATTACTTTGTTGTAATTGTCTTTTAGACTGTTTGTGTTACTGTTCATCTTATTTAATTATTAGTTCTTCACCTGTTAGTGCAAAGTATAGGTTTTGTAATTGGTGTACTGATTTAACCTCTACTGTTGAGTGATAAATAACGTTCCCAAGGTCTTTGAATGCTCCGTAAAATATACCGTCCCTTATTTGAACCCCAAAACCGTTATAATTATAAACAAAATCTTTCCTCCCTTTTAACCCAAACTTAACCAACCATTCTTCTGTTAGTGGGATTGGTTCGTAACCTCCTGTATCTTCAAAATCATATCTGCCAATCTGAGTAGGGTTTTTGTAACGTCCTCCGTAAGTCTTTCCGTGATTTACATAATTATCTATCCTTAATTCTTTTGCTTCCATTACTTAGTTTTTAAATCTTGCATATCCTTCTCGTACGTATAGAAAACTATATCTAACTCCTTAGAGATGTTAAATAGTATCTTAGCTGATCCTGCACAACTTCTACATAAATCCTTACTATGGTATTGTATAGCGAATACATGAGCGTAGGTGTCTATTAAAACGTCTATGTCTATTTGATTCCAAACGTTTAAACTCCTTCTATCTACATACTCTTTATAGCTATTGTAAAAGTCTTTAGTCAAGCATCTTTGTGGTTTACGTTTGATGGGAAACTTATGGTTCATTTTATCCTTACGTTCATCACATCCGCAGTCGTCCCCAAAGATAGCCTTAACCACTTTCTTTATACCTGTGGCTTCTGTAATTGATTCTATTACGTCTCCTAGTCCTTTAGTATTAATAACATCGTTAGATAGCTTATTAAACTTTGCGTACGCTATATACTCCCTAGTTCGTTTGTCTAGCCCCTCGTAGTAGTTTTTATCTTTTAGCATTATTTTAGTTTTTTTAAAAGCAATTCTTTTAGTTCGCTAAATTGTCCTGCATAACAAGGCTCTCCACACTCCCATGAAAGGCTAGTGGCTCTTAATAAGGTTAACATAGTGCCAGCCTCATCTTCAGATTCAAAAGTCAATTCCACTATAAAAGGTTTAAATTCCTCTTCTGTATTAATCTTTTTTACTTTCATTTTATCTAGTTTTAGTGTTTAGTATAGTTTCTTTGGCTTCCTTAACCTTTCTGTAGGTAAAGCCGTAATTAATATTAAATTCTTTGTTAATCTGTCTATAGCTCTTATCTAATGACTCCAGAAACAACTCCTTTACATACCAGTCAAGATTGTTGTATTCGTCTAAGTACGCTTGCTGTTGATCGTCTGGCTCAAAGTTGTTAGTAGTGTCTGCTACATTAAATGAGCCTTCTAATCTACTATCTTTAATTTTCCTTTTGTCATCTATATACATGAAGTACATGGAGTTTTTAACGTACTGACATTGTTGGGCGTTTGTAAAGCCTCTATATTTATCTACATCCATATCCATCAACTTAATATACATATCTTGTACCAAGTCATTAGCGGTATCATAGTCCTTACATATAGCATAAGCGATACCCCTCCATTTCTTATTCTCTTTAGCTAGTTCTTCTAACATATAAGTTAATTATTTGTTTGCTACTACACCGTTTAGGCTACTGCTAATATACGAAACATATTTAAACCCGTTACGCTTTATAGTAATAAAGATATTAACAATAGTGTTAGTTCTTATTTAGAATGATTACAAATTAGATTCAAATTAGGTTTGGTATTACTTTTATATGTATATTTGCAGTATTAATAATTTAAAACTATATATTATGAATTTTAAAATAGGAGAAACGATTGTATGTGTAAGCCCAATTGATGAGATAGCTAAAGATGAAATGTACACAATAAAGGAAATACACTATGTTTTAGGTGCTTTTGCTTTTGAGATAATGGAGGTTGACAGATATATATCATTTTATAACTGGAGATTTAGAAAGCTAGACTATGATTTTGCAAACAACTTATTAGAAACAATTAAAGAAGATATGCTATGTACAGAACAATAAACTACAACGACGAGGATGTGATAGTATTCTTTGACTATTACGAGGCAGAACCAAGCGACAACGAAACCCAAGGCAGTCCATCTAAGATAGTTATTAAGGAGGTCTGTAACGCTTCAGAAGAAGTAAACGAAGAAGATATAATAGAATTAATTTTAAACGAAATAGAAAGATGAAAACACTAAACACAGGGGTTGTAATAACCTACGACAAGCAAGGAAACATAAAGACGTTGTACTCTCCTTACTACGATAAGAAGGAGGACAACCCAGTAAGAGGAAGTATTTTAAGATACTTACATTATAAACTTAAACAAATAATATCCCATGACAAATCAAGATAACATAACACACTTATACAATAGCCTAACTATTGGAGGGTTAAAAGAGAAAGTAACTATGGCTATAGCTGACGTGTGTGGTATTACATACAACTCAGTAAAGACTAATAGACTAGGCAAAGGTAAGACTACACCCGATAAGGATATAGATAGAACTATAAGCGTATTACATAACGCTGTAAAATTTCAAAATGAATACATTAATAACATAAACGTAAACCTATAAACTATGGATTTAACTAAATTAAAAGAACCACTATCAATAAAAGACATAGACTTCAGAATACAGTCTATCAACAAAGGGAAATACGCAACGATACTAGCCTACAAAGATGCTAGAGTAGACATGAATAGATTAGATGACGTTGTGGGAGTATTGAATTGGAAGAGAGAACACACACGAGATAACAGAAACTGTATTATATCTATATGGTGTGATGATAAAAAGCAATGGGTATCTAAAGAAGATACAGGTAGCGAAAGTTCAGCAGAAGCGCAGAAAGGATTAGCTAGTGATAGTTTTAAAAGAGCTGGATTCAATTTAGGTATAGGTAGAGAACTGTATGATTATCCTGTTATATCTATAAAGCTAAATGATAACGAGGTAACAGAATTTAATGGTAAGTTTAAACAATCGTTTCATCTTAAATTAAAAGACTGGAAATGGATTAGCGAATTCGTGGGAGGTGAGATAATAGGTTTAGCTTGTCAAGACACTAGTGGTGTAACTAGATTTAATTGGGGTAAATTCACAAAGAAATAATGAGGCTAATCAATTTCACAGTAGAGATAGAAGACACCGACATAGCAGAGTATAGGTGTAGAACTTGGGTGCAGGAGAATATCGCACCCAAATACGTGAAGACTCTTAAAAACGCTGACCACCTTAAAGATGATCCGCACTACAAGAAACTGCGTAAAGCAAAGAAGGACGCAAATAATAACCTTGATAACTATATAGATAAAACAAAAGATGAAGCTAACAATAGTTAAGAAGCTAAACAATACTTTCGCCATTGCTTATAATTCAGATTATGAGATGGCGAAGAAGCTGAAGGTGGGAGTGGAGTATCAATGTGACATTAAGCGACCTAGAAACTATAACTTTCATAAAAAGTACTTTGCATTAATTACAATGCTATACGATAACCAAGAGAGATATACAAATATAGACCACCTAAGGAAAGATTTAACTATCGAAGCTGGCTTCTATACAATACGCAAGAACCTTAAAGGAATAGAGGTGTACGAAGCTAATAGTATAAGTTTTAGTAAGATGAAACAAAATGATTTTGACGATTTATACTCAAAAACTTTGGATGTTATAGTTAAATTCTTTAATTTTGACAAACAGGAAATTATTAAT